GACGATCCGCTCAACGACCCGTCCTGCTGGATCAAGGCCAACCCTCTGTTGGGGGTCACGATCACCGAGGAGTATTTGCGCGAGACGGTCGCGCAAGCCAAGGCGATCCCCGGCCAGCTCAACGGGATTTTGCGGCTTCACTTCTGCGTCTGGACGGACGCTGAGACGGCATGGATGACGCGAAGCACGCTTGAGCCGTGCATTGCTGATTTCGATATCGAGGACCACCACGGCGAGGATGTCTGGCTGGGTCTGGACCTTTCGCAAAACCGGGACATCACCGCGCTCGGCGCCGTGGTGAGAACGGGGACCACGGCAGAGGGCAAGCCTACGTTCGACGCGTGGGTGGAAGCCTGGACGCCGGGCGACACGCTGGCCGCTCGCGAGCTACGGGACAAGCTGCCATATCCGGTGTGGGTCCGTGAGGGCCACCTCCACGCACCGCAGGGCGAGAGCATCAGCTTCCGGCATGTGGCGCAAACGCTGGCCGAGTACGACCGGGACTTCAGCGTCCAGCTAGTGGCTTACGACCGCTTTGCGTTTCGGCGGTTTGAGGAAGACATCGAAGAACTCGGCCTGTCGGTTCCGTTCGCGGAGCATCCGCAGGGCGGGCTCAAAAAGGGCAAGCCGCTTTCGACGGGCGGCGAGGGGCTATGGATGCCCGGCTCTATCCGACTGCTGGAGGACGCGCTCCTGGAGGGCCGCATCCGGCTCAAGCGCAACCCTGTCCTGATCTCGGCGATGATGTCGGCGGTGATCGAAGAGGACAAGTGGGGCAACCACTGGCTCGCAAAGACGCGATCAGTGAACAAGATCGACGCCGCGATTGCGCTGGCGATGGCGATGGGAGCGGCAAGCATGGGTGAGCAATCCGCTCCGGCCTCCCCTTGGGATGACCCTACGTTTTCGCTGGTGGCCGCATGAGGCTGTTCGGCTACGAGATCAGCCGGGGCGAAACCCGCAACGCTGAGAACCCCCGCGTTCCGGTAAGCGCGGAGAACTTCCTTGCGTTCTTCGGCATCGACACGGCGACGGGCGGTTATGTCGGCGTCGATGTCGCGCTAAAGGTTCCGGCCATTCAGGCGGCGGTGACGTTCCTTTCGGGGAGCCTCGCTAACCTGCCGCTGCACGGCTATCAGGCCAAGGGCGGCAACGCCAAGCGGCTCACCGGAACGCTGCCGATCCTGCTTAACGAAGCTCCGAACCCGGAGTGGACCAGCTACGGCTTTCGCAAATACTTCTGGCAACAGGTGTTCACGGTCGGGCGCGGGCTGGCGTGGATCGAGCGCGACGGCCCGGTGATCTACAATATCTGGCCGCTCGAAACGTCAAAGGTCACGAAGGTTCGCGAGGGTGGGCGGACGTTCTACCGCTACCAGGGCGGCGTGACCTATGAAGCGGCGGACGTCATTGACGTCCCGTTCATGCTCAAGCCGGATCAGATCAACGTCTATAGCCCGATTCAGAACGCGGCGCGGGCGGTCAACCTTGCGCTGTCGATGGAAGCCTATGCGTCGGGGTTCTTTGCCGGTGGCGGGGTTCCGCCGCTCGCGCTGGTCGGGCCGATGCCTGCCGGGGCGGAGGCGATCAAGCGGGCGCAAGGCGATATCAAGCGCGCGATCAGTGGGGCCAAGGCGAAGAATGACGCCGTATTTCCGATCCCTGCCGGCTACGATCTAAAGCCGGTCGGGTTCGACCCGGAAAAGGGGCAGATGACGGAGGCCCGGCGGTTCCAGATTGAGGAAATCGCCCGCGCCTACAACCTGCCTCCGGTGTTCCTGCAAGACCTGACGCACGGCACGTTCAGCAACACCGAACAGCAAGACCTTCACCTTACCAAGCACGTCATCACCCAATGGGCGAAGGCGCTTGAAGAGGAAATGAATCTGAAGCTGTTCGGGCAGAAGAAGGCCGGGCGCTACGTTGAACACAACATGGACGCCATGATGCGCGGCGACTTCAAGACGCGGATGGAAGCCTTGGCGCGCGGCGTTCAAACGGCCCTTCTGACGCCCGACGAGGCGCGCGGCCTTGAGAACCGCCCGCCGATGCCGAACGGCGATCAGCTTTACATGCAGGGGGCGACGGTCCCGCTTGGCTCGCAGCCGATGAACACGAACGGAGGGGCGAATGACCCTGGAAACTAGGACGCTTACCCGTCCGGTTGAGGTCCGCGCCGCTGGGGATAGCGGGCGCCGGATCGCGGGTTACGCGGCTGTCTTCGGCAGCACGGCGGACATCGGCGACAGCTTCCGCGAGATCATCGCGCCGGGGGCCTTTTCCGGCGCCGTGAGCGGTGACGTGCGCGCCCTGATCGACCACGACAGCGGGCGGATCATCGGGCGCACCACGGCGGGAACTCTGCGGCTTCGTGAGGACGATGTGGGGCTGGCGGTTGAGATCGACCTCCCCGACACCACGGACGGGCGCGACCTGGCCGTGCTGATCGAGCGCGGCGATGTGTCGGGGATGTCCTTCGGGTTCGTGGTCACAAAGCAGATGTGGGACGAGACCGGCGACGTTCCGACCCGCACCATTCAGGCGGTGGACCTTCGTGAAGTCAGCGTGGTGGCGTTCCCGGCCTATGACGACACCACGATTGCCCTGCGGTCGCTGGACGACGCCCGCAAGGAGTTCCGCAAGCATCACAACCAGTCGGGCTATTCCCTTCGGAAAGCCCGCACCGAGATGACCCTCCGGGGTCTCTAACCTCCCACGCGACCGCGTGAGGCCGGGCCGGGCTAGATCGGTCAACCGCAGCGTCGAGACGGCGCCGCACCTCCCTTAGATGGAAACTCCCATGTCCACTGAACTGCACGACAAGCGCGGTCGCCTCGTCACCGAAGCCCGCGCCGCCCTTGAGGAAATCAAGAGCAACACCGACGAAAACCGCGCCGCCGAACTGGAAGCGCGCCACGACGCCATCATGGCCGACTTCGACAAGACCGAAGCACTGATCGAGCGTGAGCGCAAGGTCGCCGACGCCGAGGCCCGGTTCAACGAGCGCAAAGCTGAACAGCGCGAGCGGATGCGTCCCGACGCGCGCGGCGAGGCCAAGCACGAAGACCGCAGCGGCAACCATGAGGACGAATACCGCTCGGCCTTCTTCGCCATGCTGGCCAACGGCGGCAACGCTTCGGACCTGAGCAGCGAGGAGCGCAACATTCTCCGCAAAGGTGCGACCGAGTTCCGCGCGCAATCGACCAGCAACACCGCTGGCGGCTACACCGTCCCCGTCACCCTGGCCAACTTCATCGTCAAGTCGATGGCGATGTGGGGTCCGATGTACGACGACAACATCTGCACCACCATCAACACCTCGTCGGGTGAGCAGATCAACATCCCGACTGTCGATGACACGACGGTTGCGGTGGCCAAGCACTCCGAAGGCGTCGCCCTCACCGACGACGGCGGCGTGGATGTGACCTTCGGCCAGAAGGTGCTGAATGCCTTCATGTTCGATACCGAGTTCGTTCGCTGGTCGCTGGAGCTGTCGCAAGACAGCATCTTCAACGTCGAACAGCTCCTCGGCGAACTGCTGGGCGAGCGTCTCGGGCGCCGCGCGAATACCGAACTGACCACGGGCGACGGCTCGGGCGACCCCAACGGCGTTGTCACCGCCTCCACCCTCGGCAAGACCGCTGCCGGCACGGCTGCGATCACCGCCGACGAACTGATCGACCTTCAGCACTCGGTCGATCCGGCCTACCGCATGTCGCCCAAGGCGCGGTTTATGTTCAACGACGCCACGATGGCCAAAATCCGCAAGCTCAAGGGCGGCGACGGCCAATACATCTGGCAGATGGGCGACATCCGCACCACGGTCCCCGGCACCCTGCTGGGCTCGCCCTACAGCGTCAACCAGGCCATGCCCGCCTCCACCACGGGCCTTAAGTCGGTGCTGTTCGGCGACTTCGGCAAGTACTACGTGCGGAAGGTCGGCGCTCCGGTGATCGGCGTGATGCGCGAGCGGTTCTGGCCTGACCTGGGCATCGCCGGCCTGATCCGTTTCGACGGTGAACTGGCCGACACCGCCGCTGTCAAGCACCTTATTATGGCTTAACGGCAAAAAAGCTAGTATCATGGGGGCCTCAAGCTAGAGGTCCCCATGATCAAGCACTGCAAAACCTGTGACGTACCGCTAGTCCCGCTTGAAAACTGGACTGAGGGCCTAATTAAATCGCGGACCCGTCTCTGCCGCGACTGCAACGCAGAAAAGGGCCGTCGATTTTTTGCTGAGAACAAACAGCACGTCATCGACACGGCCCGCGCTCGTCGGGAGCTAAAACGCGAAGCCGTCCGCGACTACTGGCGCGCCCACCGGAGCGCCAACAACGAAGCCTGCCGGGCTCGCGAGGCGAACTGGCGTAGCGCGGCCTTTGCGACAATCGAGGGACGCGCCTCGCGGATGGTGTCTCGCGCCAAGGTCTTCGCAAAGCGTAGCGGCGTCGAGTTCGATTTAACTAAGGAATGGGTCGCCGAAAGGCTTGCCGCTGGCCGGTGTGAAGTAACCGGCATTCTGTTCGACCTGGGGCCAAATCCCAATCAGTGCAGGTCCAATCCGTTTCAACCGTCGCTTGACCGCATAAAGGCTGGTGGCGGCTACACGAAAGACAACGTCCGCGTGACGGTGTTCATCTTCAATGTCGCCCGATCCGACTTCGGCGACGAGGCACTGGTGACGATGGCGAGCGCCCTTGTCGCTCGGAACCCTACTTTTCAGAAAGGCTAGGACATGTCCTACATTCAAACCGGCTATCGCAACGAAGACGGCGTGATCGTCACCCAAGGCCAGACTGCGGTGACGCAGGCCACCAGCATCACCACGGGCGTCACGTGCGACGCCTACACGGGCGTCATCACCACCGTCTCGCAGACTGTGGCGGGCGGCGCTGAAGCTGAGTTCACCGTGACCAACGCCAAGGTTGCGGCGACTGACGTGGTGGTCGCTTCGATCAAGACGCACACATCGGCGGGTGACTTCATCGTGGCGGTTTCGGCCATCGCGGCGGGCAGCTTCAAGCTGCGGCTCACCAACCTTCACGCCTCGACGGCGGGCAACAACGTCCTCGTCATCAACTTTCTGGTGTTGAAGGCCACGGCCTGATGCGACTGCGAATGCTGACGGGCATTGCCGGGGAGCGGTTCTCCGTTGCTCCCGGCGAGGAGACCGAGCGGTTCAGCGGTGATGAGGCTACGCGCCTTGTCGCCGCTGGATACGCGGTTCCTGTCAGCGACGAGATTGTGGAACGCGCGGTCAAGGCTATCGCGCCGGAACGTCGGAGGGGGAAATCCTGATGTGGCGTCCGGTAATTGTCAGCACGGCGGCGACCGAGGAGCCGGTCCTTCTGCCAGAGGTGAAGCAGGCGCTTCGCATTGACGCTGAAGACGAGGACACGCTGATCGAGGGCTACATCCGCACGGCCCGCGCCTACGTCGAAAGCTACACCGGAACGCGGCTGGTCACGCAAACGCTGACCCTGCGGACGGATGATTGGGCCGATTTGGAAAGCCTGCCGGTTGCGCCGCTGTCGAGCGTCACCGGCATCACTTACGTTGATGTTGACGGCGCGACGCAGACGCTCGCAACGTCGGTCTATGAGGCCCGGCTGTATGGCCTGGAGCCGTCTATCGTCCTCAAGTATGACCAGACGTGGCCGACGATCCGGGGCGGGTCTCAGATCACGGTGACGGTTGTGGCGGGCTACGGCGCCGCAGGGGCGACCCCGCCGGAAGTGTTCCAGGCTATCTGCCTTCTGGTCGGTGACTTCAACCGCTTCCGCGAGACGGCTCAGGTCGGCAGCGTGTCGGGCAAAATCCCGATGGCGGCGGGCGTTGAGGCGCTCCTCGAAAACCACAGAAAGCACCTGATCTGATGGACGCTGGCGCGATGGATCGCCGCCTAGTGATCCTGCAACCCACAGAGACGACCAACAGCTCTAACGAGGCGGTGCAGACGTTCGCAGCGCTGACGACGGTATGGGCTGAAAAGCACGACATCAGCGACGGCGAGAAGCTGCGAGCGCAGGAGGTCGGGTCTTCGATCACCACGCGCTTTCGCATCCGGTGGTCTGAGGCGCTGTCAGCCATGACGCCAAAGTGGCGGGTTCGGCTGAAGGGTCGCACGACCGCGCAGGATCGGGACTTTGAAGTCACCGGCCTGAAAGAGATCAACCGCCGCGAGGGTCTGGAGATCACCGCGACCGCGAGGACCGATCAGGTCAAGCTCTACGAATAGGCGACGCCATGAAAATCTGCATGACCACGGACCTGATGGGGCCGGATGAAAGCCTGCGCGCTGGCGAGGAATACGAACTGGCCGACCATCGGGGCGTGAGCTTGGTTAACGCCGGTTACGCGGTGGCGGTGCATCCGCCGTCCGAAGACGACGAGACGCCGGGCGAGGTGGTCGAGGACGCCCCTGAACCGGCCCTGGAGCCCGAGCCCCTGGCTGACGACGAAACCACTCCCACGGCCCCCGGCGACACGCCGCAAGCCTGACCCCTACATCACGAAGGACACTGACCAATGGCTGACCTGAGCGTTACTGCCGCCAACTGCGTTCCTGTGGCTGGCTCCTTGATCGGCTTCGGCACGTCGGGCGACACGATCACCGCTGGCAAGGCAATCTACCTCGACAGCACGACGAACACCTGGAAGCTCGCGGACAACAACTCCGCGACCGCCGAAGTTCGTCAGGCGTCGGCTCTGGCACTCACCGGCTCCTCCTCTGGCCAGCCCGTCGCCTACGCCTCGCCCGGCGCCAGCGTCACCCTCGGGGCCACCATGACGGCGGGCGTTGCCTACTACCTGTCCGACACCCCCGGCGGCATCTGCCCGGTGGCCGATCTGGCCTCGGGTGAATACCCGCTGATTATCGGAATCGCCACGTCCACGACGGTCATCAAGTTGAGCTTCACCTCTTCGGGCGTCGCGCTCTAATGGCCTGGGGGCGTCAGGCTTTCCGCGTTGACGGACTGCGAGAGCTTGACGCCGCCCTTCAACAGCTTTCAAGCCGGATGAGCAAGACCGTTGTAGAGCGGACGCTTATCAAGGCCGCCGAGCCGGTAGAGCGCACGGCAAAAGAGTTGGCGCCTGTCCTGACTGGCTCGCTTCGGGACTCGCTCTCGGTTGGCCGGAAACTGTCCAACCGCCAGCGCCGCCGCAGTCGTCGGGAGTCGGAGGTCGAGGTCTTCGTGGGGGCCAACGCGCTCCCTCACGCGCACCTGCAAGAGTTCGGCACAATCAACATGCCTGCGCAGCCGTTTATGCGGCCTGCGTGGGAGCAGCATAAGCGCGAAGTTCTGGACAGCATTGCCGCGCTTTTGGGCGAAGAGATCAAGCTGACGGTCGAGCGGATCGAGAAACGGGCCGCGCGGCGCGGTCGTGCTGCGACTGGCTTCGACACACGCGGTTCAAAGGGCTAGGCATGATAGACGCGCTCATCGCCTACCTGCTGGCCTACAGCGCCATCACCACCCTGACCGGCCAGCGTATCCGGCCTGTCGTGCGTAAGCAGGGCGACGTTCCGCCGTGCATCGTCGTGACCCCTATTACCTCGCTGGGCAACTACTCCACGAACGCCGCCACGGACCTTTACGAAACCCGCGTGCAGATCGACTGCTACGGGCTGACGTTCAACCAGGCTGACACGCTGGCGAAGGCTGTTCGTCGCAGGCTGAACGGTCAGAAGTTCATTACCGGCGGCGTGGACTTCCAGGGGCTGTTTCTCACCTCGCTCCGCAGCTCTTACGAGGCGGCGGACGCTGACCAGCGCATCCACCGCGCTAGCATCGATTTTCGGGTCTGGCACTCAGAACCGAACGCCTAAACCGCCCTTTGGCAAGGCGATCCGCCCCGTCGTGATGACGCGGCCATCCCATAGATGGAGCCTACCCCATGGCCACCACTGCCATCGTCGGCAACGGCACGACGGTCCTTCTGGACAATGCCGCCGGAACCCCGACCTCCGTTGGCGAAGTCGTCGCCGTCACCCCCATCGCCGTCAGTGGCGGGACCGCTGATGCGACCCACCTCGGTTCGGGCGGCTGGCGCGACTTCATCGCCACGATCCGCGACGCGGGCGAGGGTTCGCTGACCCTCAACTGGATTCCGGGCGATGCGACCGACATCCTTCTCCGCACCGCAGCCGGCGACGGTCTGGTCCGCACGCTGAAGGTCACGGCGCCCAACACGAAGTTCATTCAATGCGAGTGCTTCGTGACCGCCTACGAGCCCGGCGAGATGACCGCTGACGGCAAGATGGAAGGTTCCATCTCCGTCAAGTTCACCGGCTCGCCGACCTACGGGTGATAGATGGCTAACCCCGTAAAAGGTGAAGTTGCGTTTGAGGTCGAGGGCCGGGCGTACAAGCTGGTCCTCGACTTCAACGCGCTCTGTGAGGTCGAGGACGTGCTTGGCGCGGACGGCATGGACCTTGCGCGACCCAAGGCCATCCGGGCCATCTTTTGGGCGGCCCTGCTTCGGCATCATCCAGACGTCACCGTGCAGGACGCAGGCGACCTGATCGGCGCGCTCGGCCTGGAGCGTGCTGGCGAAGTCGTCGCCGAGGCCATGAACCGCAGCGGACTTGCGGGAGGTGACGGCCAAGCCGCCGCAAACCCTCAGAAGGCGGCGGCACGGGCTTCGACTTCGAGGAAGCGTTAGGGCTCTGGATCGAGCTTGGCGGGGATGTGGACGCCTTCTGGCGTCAGACGCCCCGCCGCTTCCGCCACTGGCTGGACAGCCGACTGAAGGCCGCCGTCGCCGATCACCGCCACAAGGCGTGGATGGTCTGGACCGGCGAGCAACTGGCGCGGGTCAAGACGCTCCCTGCGTTTGAGCGGTTCGTCGGGAAAGACCCGATGAAGAAGAAACAAACCCCCGAGGAAATGATGGCGATCCTGTCTGAACTCGTGGGCGGACCACCGGAGGCCGAGGCATGACGAACGCCGTAATCGGCGCGCTCCGTGTCGTCCTGGGGGCCGATACCGCAGCCTTTGAAAAGGGCCTCGACGGCGCGCAACGCACGCTCAACCGCTTCAATAAGGACATGCAAAAGCTGTCCGCGAAGTTTGCGGGCGTCGGGCAATCCCTGACCCTTGGACTGACGGCGCCCATTGCGGCGTTCGGCGTGGCCTCGGTCATGGCGGCGCAACAGTCTGCGGATGCGTTTGCCCAGGTTGAGGCCGCGCTCAAGTCGATGGGCGGGGCGAGCGGCAAGACGGCGGCTGAATTGCAGGCGTCTGCCAAGTCGCTGCAAGACATGGCGGCCATCGACGACGACGAGATTCTACGCAAGGTCACGGCCAACCTGCTGACGTTCGGCAAGATCGCCGGGCCGACGTTTGACCGGGCGCAAGTGGCGATTGTCGATCTGTCGGTGCGGATGAAGACCGACCTTCAGTCGGCGGCTCTGCTGGTCGGCAAGGCGCTAAACGACCCGATCAAGGGCCTGACCGCGATGGGCCGGGCTGGCATCCAGTTTACGGCGGACCAGAAGACGCTCATTAAGTCGCTGGTCGATACCGGGCGGACGGCGGAAGCGCAGGCCATCATCCTTGGCGAGCTTGAACGGCAGTTCGGCGGATCGGCCAAGGCGGCGGCTGACGCCAACCCTTACGCCCGTCTTCAGATTGCGTTCGGTGAGTTGTCCGAAGTCATCGGCGAGAAGCTCATTCCGATCATTACACCGATGGTCGATAAGCTGACCGGCCTCCTGCAAGGCTTCGACAAGCTGTCGCCGACCATGCAGAACTTCGTCGTCATCGGCGGCGCCATCGCGGCGGCTATCGGCCCGGTGCTGATCGGCGTCGGGATGCTGATCTCGGCTGTCGGGACCATCGCCGGGCTTCTCGCCGGGCCTGCCGTCGCAGCGCTGGTTGGGTTCCTGGCGCCGTTCGCTCCGGTCATTGCAGCGGTCGCCGCGCTGGTCGCGGTGTTCTTCCTGTTCCGTAAGCAGATCATGCCGGTTCTGGAGGAGTGGGGTGAGACGGTCGCCGAAGTCCTCGGTCCAAAGGTCGCCCCCCTCATCGCGGCGGTTAAGTCGCTGTTCTCCTCGCTGGGCGCCATGCTGGTCGGGCTGTTCGGCAAGGGCGGCGCGCTTGAGGGGCCGCTGCAATTCTTCCTCAACATTGCCACCCGCGTGTTTAAGGGTGTGGTCGCGATTGTCGGAACGCAGATCGACGTCCTGACCAACGTTCTAAACGCGCTGGCCGCCCTGTTCCGTGGCGACTTCTCCGCCATGTTCGGCTACCTGAAAGACGCTGCCGTAACGATGGCCTCGGGCATTGTGCGGGCGTTTTCGGCCATGTTCCCCGAGGTGGTTTCGTGGGTGCAGAAGACCTGGCAGGGCGTCAAGACGTGGCTGGTCGATAAGTTTACCGACGTCGTGAAGGCGGTGCAGCAGAAGATCGCCGCCGTCACCGGGTTCTTCAAAGACATGTGGGACGCGGTGGTCGGACACTCCTACGTCCCCGACATGGTGGACGGCATCCGCGACCACTTCGACCGGCTGGACAGCGAGATGGTCAAGCCTGCCGAAGCGGCGGCGGCCAAGGTTGAGGCGGCGTTTAAGCAGCTCGGCGAAAGGCTGGCCGTTACCGTTCCCACCATCGGCCAAGGCTTGACGCTTCCGAAGCAGTCAGACCCGGCCATGCCCGCCGACGCGCAAAACGCGCGCGGACCCAATGCGCCGGCCAACGACCCCGGCCACGACGGCGCGTCGCCTAACCTCACGGTTTGGGGCGGCAAGGTCATGTCCCCGGAAGCCGTTGAGCGGATGCGCGAACAATTCGTGTCG